CCCGCCTGCCGCTCCGCCTCGATTCGACTCCACCTGTTGGTTGACTTGATCCCCGGGATGTACCGAATTCGACCCCACATGTCGCGGACATACCCGTAACGCTTGGCGTATTCCCCGTTGGCCTTCATGTAGGCCGCAATCCCGTGGTAGATCTCGAACCAAGCCTTTATCATCTGACGGCAGTCGTCCAGCGAATGGATCGTGGAGCCCCCCGTCACCAGCTCCCTGTGCAACCCCTCAGCCGTTATGAGATTCAGGATCCCGAATCCCACTCGTTTCGCGGGGTACCGATGCTTCTTCTCGTCGATTCGGGAGACGGGGATCCCAAACATCTCGCTGGCTGTGATCGAGTGTATGTCCTCTCCACCCCAGAAGATCTCCAGCATCTTCTCGTCCTTCGCTTCGCTTGCGGCCACTCTCATCTCAACTTGGCTGTAATCCCCACTGAGTAACACGCAACCCTCGGGGGCAACGTAGCAGTCCCGGACTCGACGGCCCTCAGCGGATCGGGTGGGTTGGGCCATCAGGTTGGGCTTGCTAGACGAAAGTCGCCCGGTCGCCACCCTCGTCATCCGGAGCGTCGTCCGGATTCGTCCGTCAGGGGAGATGAGCTTCGGAATTGCATCCGCGTAACTCGACTTCAGCTTCGCATACCCGCGCCAGTCTATTATGTCCTGGACCACGGGATGAAGCGGGAGGTAACGCTTGAGTATGTCATCCGCCGTGGATTTCGCGCCTCCCTTCTTAGCCTTGTGCATCCCGCCCTTCTCGTGTAGCTTGAGCCTGTCATAGATCAACTCGGACATCTGGGGGGCTGAATTTGGGTTGAGTGTCACCCCCGGCATGTGGTGGCCCACGTTCAACTGTATTTTCCATTGAAGCAGGTCCATCCGCCCCTGCAACCAATTCCCCAACTCCAGCAGGGCATCCAAGTCCACCGGCATTCCGTTCGCCATCATGTCCACGACCATGGGCATGGCCCGCATGTCCCGCTGGAGAGTCCCGTCCAGGCCCAGAGCTTCGATTCGAGCCGCGAGGAGAGGGTAAACCCGAATCGTGGCATCAGCGTCCCGTGCAGAGTAGAAGATTGCCTCCTCGGGGTCGATGTCGCACAGCTCCCCCTCCTGCATCGGACCGAGAAGCTCTTCCACCACTTCTTTTCCCTCTTTCACTGCCTTCCACGCATCCCACGGGTTTACGTTCTTCTCCTCCACCCCCTTCAGGATACGGGTGATCTTGCGTAGTATGTTCTGCGGCTGGCGGACGTGGGGTTCCCCCTTCTTCCACTCCAGAACTGGTTCCGGGTCGGGGTACTCCAAGCCCGCTGCCACCTCCAGGTACTCCATAGCCTTCTCCAGCGTCGCACCCGCAACCATCTCCGAGTAGGACGCCATCTTCATCCCGCAGTGGCGGAAAGCTAGAGGCTTGAGTCCCTGGGGTTCGTTCTGCAGAAGGTAGGCCATAACCATGGTGTCCACGGGATTTGCAGGTTCGATCCCTACTTGGCGCAAGACCGGGAGATCGTAGAGAGCGTTGTGGATTACGGTCGTAACGTCTCGAGAGCCCAGGACGAGCTGAAGAGAGGCAAGCGAGGATGGTTGGTCCGCCCCGATCACCCAGGCTGTTCCAGGGGCTATCGAGAGGCTAAGACACCACATCTGGCCTCGCGCCCACTCCGTGTCCACGGCCACGACCAGCCTGCCAGGCACCAAACCCTGCTCCTTGGCGTATAGCTGGATATGATCCGGGGAGAGGGGGAAGGTCGAGTGGTCTCCGATGACGTGGTAAGACTCGCGACCCTCATGATCGTCGGTTGGGGGGTAAGGGGTTATCTCCCCCTTCACCACCTTCCCCGCGAGCGCCATATCCGTATGGAACAGAATCATGGTCTCGGGGGAATGGAGTCCGGCTGCTGGATGGTACGTCGGGATGACGATCGTCTCGTGGCCCGCAACGGTTGCCGGGCGGGGGATTCCGTGAGTGAGTTCGACGTCGGTCGGGCCGAGGATCCAGCGGATGGCGGTCCGGCCCATAGCGATGATGAACTTGGGTTTCAGCCGTTTGATCTCGTTGGTGAGGTGACGGGAGGTGCACTCCTGGACTTCCGCTTCGGTTGGGGTGCGGTTCGCGGGCGGCTGGCAGCGGCAAACGTTATCGAGCCAGACTCCCTGGCGTGATATCCCGTTGAGGTCGAGGTGGTGGCGGGCCTCCTCCCCCGAGGATCCGATGAGCGGGCGACCCCACTTGTTCTCCTCCCAGCCCGGAGCCTCGGCGATGACCATGACGCGAGGATGGGGGACGGGGGTCGTGGAGTAGAACTCACCCGCTACGGGCTTCACGCCTCGGGCCGCGAGGGAGCATGCTTGACACTTCATCGGTCCTCCCCATCCCGAATGGACTTGAACAACTCCACTCTGGTCTCCCTGTCCTCTATGGGGTCTAGGTTCTTCATGGCTTCAGTGGCCCGACGCCAATTCTCCAGTTCCTCTTCGGTTTTACACGATATCACGTTGACTTTATACCCGGAGACGTCAAACGTATATCCCGTGTACTCTTCGACATCCGAGGTCAACTCCACTTCCGTTATGTGCCTGAGTATACCAAACATGTTTACCGCCACAATCTCCGGGACTACGATATCGAAGTCCGAATCAGGTCTAGCGGGTCCATAAGCCCTGGTTCCAGTAAGAAATATACGCGGGCTATTATGTGCGATTTCCTCTGAGATTCTCATCGGTCCTCCTTCGCCAAACCTGCGGCATTCAATCGCTCCACCCAACCTGCGGCATTCACGCGGTCCACAATCCCCTGAGCCAGCTCGTAATCCCGCAAGCTCACCTTAGTCTCGTCTCCCCTCTTCACCAGCCACAGATCGCACGTGCACGGTTTTCGCCCGCAGGTGCACTCTGCCAGCTCAACGCTCCATAGTGTGTCTTCCATTTGGTCCCTCCTTTGCGGGTAAAGGGTGGCGGGCTACTTGTGCCGCCACACCCGCATCAATTCGTTCTCGTTTCCCGTCCAATCCTGGAGCCTGCAGCCAGTTGGGAAGCGATAATCGTCGTTCATCCCCCCGACCTCACACTTGCTCCAGAACGGGCACTCACTGCAATTCTTAATTGTGACGTAATAACGCTTAGTCCGATCCGTCTGCTCCAACGGATTAAGGTTTACTCCTGCCATAGTTCTATTCCTTTGTAATAGTTGGTTAGAGTTGCGCGAGTCCAAGCCCGGAGCCTCTCGTGGAAACGGTACAAGTTTAACCAGGTCCGGCGCTCGCCGGGAACGTGGATCTCGTACATGGGGTTCTCCAGGTACTCCCAACCCTCCTCGCTAAGCCACGCGAGGGTAGCCCAGAGCCAAGAGGGGTAGGAGGCGGTCGCGGCCTTATCCACCCAACAGAAGGTGGAGGGTGCGAGGTTCATCCGCCGGGCAAAGAAGCGGGAGTGGCAGAGGACCTCCTCGTACCACCACTGGCTACGGGTTAAGCGATAGACCAGGTTGGCACCGAAGATGGAGTGCTGGTCGCCACAAGGTCCGTCCATGGTTCGGCAGCCCCAATAACCCCAATCATGCACAATAGCCGCGAGGATGCGACCGGGGAGGGATGGAGGCTTGGAGTCGGGATACGGGTAAAACTTAGACCACACCCTCAATACGAAAAAGGGGTGGATGGCGAATTGGTGGCAGCCGAAAAGCAGCGAGCGAGTTCCGAGTTTCATGAGTTCTCCTTTATTTCCTTTATGATCGCCTCGTTCCACCAGTCAGCCCATGCCTGGGCACGGGCGCCTTCAAGATGCACATTCCCAGCTGCAAGGTATCGCCTGTCTTTTTCAGAGCTGTTTACATGACGCCCCCAAAAACGAAAACGAACTTCGTTGAAGCTATCTATAAACCAGTGCCGAGTTCCATCCTTTGGTGCCTCAACCTCCGGCCTTGGCAACTCCACACCGCCGATGTTGATTGTCGGGTGTTCCTGTTGTTCTGTCTTTTTAATCTGCTCTGTAAAAACCCATACCTTTCGTCCGGCTGGATACTTGTTGTTATTTGATTCGAGCAACAAAACCTCAACTGCCTCTCCCGATTGTTCCACCACAACCGCTCTCAGCGGTATAGCAAAGCGAAATCTATCATAAACCAAAACGGTTTGCCCGGCCTGGAACGGGGGTTCTTTGCGGCGGTATTCAGCATATTCTATCCAGTTTGGCTGTCTGTCTAAAGCTTTCCAATGGTCCGCAGAATTCCATTTGAATTCCCACAACTCCCAAGGCCGTTCATAATTCTTGCAATCTTCCTCATACTGCTTTTTCAGTTCTTCGTGTGCCATCACTCCCCTCCTGGATTTAATTGTCTATATGTATTTTGTAATCACCTGAATTAAGGACAAAATTCCCCATAACCCGTATAACACAATAACCATTCTCAGCAGTGTATAGTTCACTTATTCCCCTCCTGGATTTAATTGTTTAATTACATTTTTCGCAAGTTTAGGGCCTATCCCATCGATCCCCAGCAGCTCGTCTTCCGTTGCGGTCACGAAGTCCAGAGGATCCACAAACGCCTCCCCCATCTTCCGCGCCTTATCCCATCCGATACCGTCGAGTTGAGCCGCGAGACGGGTGACTAGGTTGGGCTTCCGGAGACTCGCGTACTCTTGGGGTTTCTGCCATTGGAGATGGGATTTGTGTTTCGCCCAGGGCCGGGACCACCAGCCGTAGATCGTATCCAGCCAGCGTCCCGTCTCCCACTGATTGCTGGTGGTGACGACCTGGACTCCGCAGAGAATGGAGACGGACTGAAGGAAAGCCCAGACGTCCCGCGCCATGAAGCGCCTCGACCCTTGCGCGATTGGGGTCCACCCGTTGCCCCTGGGCTTCATGAGGACGCCAGAGCGCCGATCGGGTCGCCATATCCCCTCTACCAGGAGATACACGAAACCGTAATCCTCCTTCAACCCGATGAGCTGATGGCCCACTAGACGACCCGACGTCATACTCTGGATCAGGTCCCGGATCCCCTTGCGCTCTACCCCGACGTCAATCTGGCCCCTAGGCCCGCAACCGCTGAAGGCGAAGTCCCCGTAATCCAGGCGGCACAGGGCCTTGGGGGAATTGATGAAGGGGAAGATCTCCTTGGACCCCACTCTGTCATCGACGAGTATGATAGTACACCTCCTGTAGTTCTTCTTGACTGGGGGTATCTTCACAGAACTGGCAATTCATACATATAGTTCTAAACCCCTCTGGAAAGTCATTCTTGATTATCCACGTGTAAAACTCAATACCTGAAGCCCTTAACTCTTTTTTGTGTTTAGTTCCTCCTCCATATATATGGTCTATACTCAAACAGGCCAATCTATCTTCGCCACACAATACACACTCTAGTGTTCCATTACTATAGTAATTCAAAATCTCCAATTTATCGATCAACCTTCTGAACTTTTTACTTCTTCTTTGTCTTTCCTTTCTGTTTTCTGGGTTTCTATCATTCCACCTCTTTATGTCCATTTTTTGGTTTCTTTTCCAGTTTTCAAACCCGGCTTTACTTCTACGGGCTTTTTATCTTTTAACTGCTCCACTCATCTGGTTCCTCCCTTTCCGTCTCGAACCGTTCCGTCTCGGATTCCACCTCGGGCAACTCGTACCCGCGACCGGCGCAACAGGGGCAACTGGTTCCGTCCGCCGGCCCCTCTCCGGTCCCGGCACAACAGGGGCAGTCCGGGAGCCAGCCTTCCTTCAACAGTTCCTCAAATATGGGTCCTCCTCGTCCTCGGATGTACCTGGACGTGTGCGTGAATCCCGAGGGACGCCCGGTTCTGGTGGACGACGCAACAGGCCATGTCGGGTCGCTTGGGGTCGTAGGTCCAACGTTCGTTGATTTCCCCCGCAATCTCGCGAATCTTCTCCCGAGGTCCGTAGCACCAGGAGCGCAGGTCCAAGGCGCGGACCGGGTCAGTTCCGTGAAGGTCGTTGGGGTGGGTTTGGGGCCGCCAGCTTTCCGTGACTACCACCCCATGGCGCTCCACCAGCCAGGTGAGGATGTCGAGGAGGTAGGGGTGGAAGACTTGAGTGGCAAATCCCATGGCGATGCTGGAGTCTTTGATCCAAAATTCTCCAGGGGATACGATGTCTGGGGTTTGGTACTGAACTAAACTCATTCGATCCCCCTTATGATTATAGATCTACTTATTTCCTCGATTTGACCTACAATGTTGGATAGGATGCGTTGAGTTGCAGTTTTCCCCTGTGCATAGAAACCCGCAATTATATCCGAATCTTCGCGGGTTGTGGATCTGTCATATTTGATCTCTATCTCCCCGACCTCTTCACCTCTCTGGTCAACCGTTACGATTCTAATTCTACTTTCCGTTCTCTGTAGCCAATCCTCATACTGCAGGTCCTTGCTGAGGAGTCTCTTTTCAACTTCGTCTCCTCCATTTCTCAAATGTGTTACTTTCATGGGTCCCTCCTTTATGGGTGACGGGTGGCGCGTTACATCCACGCGCTAGGGTCCACGTTTGGCAGAACGTTCATCGCCAGCATGGGGAAACTGCAGCTCTCACCCTCCAAGACCTCTCCAGCCAAATCCGGGTTTTGTCTGCAGTCTTTCACCCAAAGGCAGAATTCTCCGCCAGACTCGGGGTCATACCGGTATACTTGAGTGTTCACCTGGACCAGGAACCCCATATCGGAGAAGCCCGCGCGCTCCCACTCCCCCGTCCTCTTGTCGTTGATGTATTGAGCCTTCATCTTGTGTAGTAGGATGAGGTTCTTGTCCCACTTGTACGCCTCGCGGATTAGGGCGCGGAATTCGGCGTTGACGGGGCCGTACTGGTAGGGCATGACCTGCGTCAGTCTCCCGAACCTCGCCATCCTCAGGAGCTCCCAGATCTCCGTTGCCGTGTCCACCACGATCGAGCGAACCTCGGATCCCTTCATCAGGTCGAGATAGGCGGACTTGAATCGGTCCCACTCCGCCGGAGCCTCCTCCGCCGCATCCTCGTCGATTCGCGCGACATCCTTCACCCACACTTCCTTTTCCTTCTCGAACTTCTCCGTCACTCCCTCCTCCCCGATATCTGTCGAGAAAAGGGCGACGGGTCCTGGAGCCGTGAGGGCGAAGTGTGTCTTTCCCTGCTTCTCCAGGCCGGCAACCGAAACGATAATCCGGTCATGGGACTCCCGATCCTGGGAGCGCGTGAAGTTATGCTTCTTGAGTGTCATTTTCCCGTCCTTCCTCCCTAACTATTTCCTGCCCCAAAATTGCAGATGGGTCTACCTGAACCAGTAATCCGGTCAGAACACCCGCCCGGTATTTCTCGTTAGACTCTATAACCTCGTTCCAGTGTATACCCCCAATAAGCCTGGATATAACTCCCGCGTAAGAGTTAAGGGTTATGTTGTATCCTTTCCTGTAGTACTTCAGGACTCTAAGGGCTGACCCTCCTGCATCCTCGTTCCGCTGAGGGTAGGTGTATGACAGTCGTCGGGCTGCAAGATCCTGGTAGTAGTCTGGGTGAACCAACCCACACCACTCATGCGGGGATCCAACCTTGGGGTTGCACCAGAGAACGGCACAGGCGATCGTGAAGTCAAAACTGCCCAATACCTCCTTTGGGTGGGGATACATCCACCTGGTGATCACCTGAATCGGATAGGGCTTGGCCATGATGGTTAATGCGTTTTTGGTCTTTTTGGTCTTGACGACTCTCTCGCCTTGGAGAAGGACTGCCACTTTGTTCTTCGTCTCATTCGAGTCCACGAATAGGTCTATGTCATTTATCTCATCCCCCGTGATACAGCTTCGGATGAAACCACCCCCAATACAGACTTTGGGGCCTAACTCCTCCATCATACGGGTTACTTCCTTGGGTATATGGCGCTTACACCACAGTATGTCTTCCTGTCTCATCTGCTCCTTTCTCATCTTACCTCCTTCAGGGGGTCACCCCCCTATAGTTTTCGCTATCCATCTCGCAACTGCCGCGACCGTCGCGAGGAGCGCTATCCACCAGACCCATCTCACGATTTCCCCCAGACCGCTTCCTTGTGCCGCAGGATCATGCGCCAGTTGTCCTCCAGCTCCTTTTGGGTGAATCGGATGCGGGCGACGCGGTAAACGGGACCGGATCCCCTGTAGTCCCCATTTAGGTGGAAAATCCTCATGACGGCGACGGGGGTATCCAGCGCGTAGCAGTAGGACTTGACCTGGCACATGTAGTAGAAATTCTCCTCGGGACTGGAGCGGGTGGACTTCCATGCCGCCTTGTACTCCTCGACCACCAGCGGAACCTCCCCCGCCGGGTCTTCCCCCGGGCACAGGTCGTTATTTATCCCGTCCATGGACATCCAAATCCCGTCTCGGATGATCTGTGGGGGGCGGACCGCATACTTCTCCTTCATTATGCGAGATAGCACGTCTTCCCAGAGGAGGCCGATCTCGGCGGTCAATTGCATGTCGTTGAAACCGTCTCCCTTGTACCCCAGGCCCGTCGCCTTCTCCAGAGACTTGATGACTTCCCCGAGGTGGAGACCGGGCTGGCGCTCCTCATCGTCCACGAACAGTGTCTGGGACCATTTGGTGTCGGTTATCTGGACTTCCATGAGTCTTCCTCCTTGGTTGGGGGGCGACCCGATACGGGCCACCCCTTGTGGTTTGCGGCTTGCGGCTTGCGGGTTACCCTAGGGGTTACCCGAGCGAGAGTACCCCGTCGATATAATCCCAGGGTCCAGCAGCCAGGAACTCATCCTTGAAGGTTAACTGGATCACCTTGTTCCGGTCGGGGTCATCGGCCATGACCTTGAAGATCTTGGGGGTCAACTCCTTTTTGGTCAGACCCTCACCCTCAGCCAGGATACCCATGACGACTTCGGTTGCTTTCTCGGTCATCTCGTCGGGGGCGTCGGCTTCAGCTTCTTCCTTTGGTGCGACTTTGGTCTTCTCGGTGGACTTTGTGGCGGCCTTGGGGGGTGCGCCGGCGGGTGCGGCCTTCTTCCCTTTCGGTTTGCCCGCAGCCTTCTTCTCCCAGGGAAGCGCCAGAATTTCACTCACGACGAGAATCGTGGGAGGCCCGTATTTCTCCTCCTTCTCCTTCTGCTTCGTGGTCTTCTTTACCCCCTTGCGCTCGGGGGCCGGGGTCTGGATGAAGTGGGCCTCCAGCCCGTCCAACACGCTTATGTCGCTGCCCAGCTTCTCTGCCGGGAATCCCACACCCACGAGTGCCTGGAGGAAGATCCCCCCGTTGCTGGTCAGCCGGATGGAGTTTGCGGTCCCCACCTTCAGCAGTTGCTTCCCGTCATCCGAGGGGATCCAGTCGTCCGCGCGGCCCATGGACCAGTACTGCTCGGTCTCGTCTCCGGCCACGTCCAGTACCATCTTGAGGCAGGGGGTGGGGTCTGCAGTCCCGTTGTAGTCAAACATGTCGAACCTGGCTTCCTTGACTACTGCGTCGCAATCGTCAATCAGGCCGGACCCTTCGATAAAACTTTCGGGGTTCAGATTAATTGCATCACTCATAACTTTTCTCCTTTGCCTGTTTCGGGTTAAATTAGTGGCCTGGGGATGGACCGTTCCACTCGATATGCACCGCCGAACCATTCGACGAGCAAGTGTCGATTCCTCTCCAGAAACCATACGATGTTATTGTCTATCACGAACGTTTCGCACTTGTCGCTTGCTGACCGACAACCCCTCCCAGTTGTCTGTATCAGTTGTTGGGCTACCTTGTAATTTATGAAGTCTTTGTCCTTCGAGCTTCTCGCCTTGGTGATCGCCCCCCGGATGTCCGGGTAGGGCATCTTCACGATTACCTGCCAGCGACACTCATCGTTGGGAAAATCCCAGCCCGTAACCATTGACGGGCTGACGAGGATAGCGGGCGCGGGAGACGACTTGAACGAACGGACGACGGACTCGGTGTTCTTCCGCTGATGGGTAATCATATGGGCCGCAAACTTGGACCGCTCCAGGACGAGATCCCGGCGGGCGTAGGACACTGTATGCACGATGCCTTTGGTCCCGAGCCGAGACTCCAGAATCGCGTCGAGCCTTGCCAGCCAGATTCGATTTTCCATCTCCCCTATCCTGTAGTTCATCTTCACTGTCGGGATATGGATGAGAGGGCGATGGGCCTCGGGGAAAGAGTGAGGGAACTCGCGGTAAACCATGGATCCCGACGGAATGCCGAGGAGCTGTGCCGTCTTAGGGACGATGGTGGCCGACGTGAGGACGATCGAAGGGATCCCGAGGAAGAGGGTAGACTCGGTGAAGGCGCGGGGCCATAGGGGGCTGAGGGAGACGGAAAACGGGTTGGACTCCCAGACCCAACTCGGGTCGAGTCCTTCCGTGAGCCGCTCCAGCTTCCCCTTGATTCGCGAGAAGGCCGCGAACCGGTTTTCCTTCCGCTGGACCTTGGCCTCCTCCACCTCGACGATGGCGTCCACTAGCCGCTCCCTGGCCCACTCCCGCCACCCGTCAGCCGTCTTGGGTAATGGGTTGTCCAGTCCCAGGAAGCGGGTCTCCGTTCGATTCTTGCGGCTGAATTGGACCGAAATGTGATCGATTACGTGGTCTACTGCCGCGTGCGCCTCGTCCAAGACGAGAGTCTCGAATTGACCCAGCCCCTCGGAGAACTCATGCTGCGCCATCCAGTAGGCGTAATTCGTCACGACTACCTTGGCCCGCTGTGCCTCCCGGAGCCGGTCGTAATAGAAGCAACCCCCCTGGTCTCGAAGCGTACACTTGACCCCGAAGCTGCAGAGTCCTGAATCGCAGTTGACCTTGGTGTTCAGGCGGCAGGGGTAATTCCCGCGCCCTCGAATCTCCACGACCACATCCCCGAACTCCTCCACGAGCTGAGTCTGGAGTCCTTTGGTTGAAGTAAGGATGGCGGTCCGCCCGTCGCGGATCATGGCTGCCGTGATGTACGTCAGGCTTTTGCCGAATCCAGTGGGGCAGACCGCAAGCTTAAATCGGGGGGATTCCTGTTGCATGAGGAGACAGGCTTCGGCCTGGTATGGTCTCCATTCGTCAAATTTGGGGGGCAACCCGAAGAACACGGGTGCCGGGAGTACGTCTTCCATGTGGTCCCTCTCGTTTGGAGTTTACTCGTCGATGGAACTCAAGCTCGCTCGCTCTTGCCCCGCTACCAGATGCCCGAATTTCACCTCCAGTTGCTCCTCATAGCGTCGCCTCCAGTAACCCTCGGGCATCGACTTGATGTGGTTCTGCACGACGCGGATTAGACGTATAGCTTCTCCCTTGCTTCCCGAGCTGAGGTGCCCGCTGATCCGCTCGCTTAGCTTGTCGAACACCATGAGGAAGTCCGAGTTCAACTCCTCATCCCGAATCAGCTCCAAAATCACGTCCACCTGGCCGCTGATCGAACTCACAGCTCCCTGCGTCGTCAGCCAGTTCAGGTGTCGATGGAGTGCGTGCCGGAGCAGATCTCCCTTCGTCCGATACGGAAACTTCTTGCTCGCCACCACTTTCTCCACCTGGGTGGCTACCTGCGGAAGTGTCCGAAACCAATGTCGGGCCGAATGTCCGTTCGTGTCTGTGGCCCCTATTCTGAATTCCTCCATGTGTCTCCTTTATTGCGCGCTAGAGTTGAGGTTTGGTGGTCTCGGCGGTCGTCTCCGGTAGCGCGGGGGATTGGGGCTGTAGCATCCCGCGACGGGAACCCCTCGTCCATGAGTCCCCCTTGCCGTATCTCGCCATAATCTTTCGCCCTCTAATCTTCTTCGCGGCTTCATCCAACGTCAGGTTGAGTGCAGACGCGATAGCCACCAGACAGTCAAAGGATGGGCGCGTTTCTCCCCTAAATACTCTGGAGAGATGGGGCCGGGAGTATCCCGTAAGACCTGCAATTCGGGTCACACTCACGTATATAATCTTCCTTTTCTTCTTTGGACTCGTGTCGATGGTAAACTTCACGCCTCACCCCCTCTCGTATCTCGCTGCATAATCTCTCCTTTTTCCAGGTTCAACTCCAGATAACCCCGCCTGTTGTGTCCCGCACAATGGGGTTACCCTCGAAACGCGCGAAGCTTTTTTCTGGACGTGGTTCTTGGGAAAAGGAAACGGTCAACGCACAACGCACACCGTCAAGACAACACAGAAAATGGGGCTACCAAGAACGGAAAAGAACGAGGAGAGGCGGGATTATGTTGCCCTCGGGGGGTTACCCGTCGGGGGTTACCCGCCACGACCAGAAAGGAGAGGAGTATGAGTTTGTGGGCTGAGCTGGAGAAGGCAAAGGCAGAGGTGAGGCGAGAGAGGAGTGGGACTAAGCGCTCCAAACTCTTGCGTCGGGTTAAGCGGCTCCAGGGGTTGATGGAGCGTGGGGTCGTGCGGGAGAACCCAACCCCCCAACCCAGACAGCGGGACGTGGATTGTGGTCTTACCCTTCCCCGCACCAAACTTCATGCCATTGAGCAGCGACTCGACCATCAACTCTCGGACCGCAACGAGCGGAAGAGACTCCAGAGGCGCAAAGCCAAACTGAAACGAGAAATTGCCGGGCGCGACCCCAAATGGTTTGCGGGTGACGGGTCTCGGTTTGAGGTTAAACGAAAGACCATACAGATTCTGGATGAACTGGAATCGAAGGAGGACCAATGCAGAGAGGAAAACTGAACATTGTATTCGGGGGTCAGGCAGGATCGGAGGCCAAGGGGAAGCTCTCGGGCTTCTTGGCTAGCCGCTACCCCCTCGACCTACTGATTATGACTGCCAGCCCCAACGCGGGTCACACTATCGTGACGCCCGAGGGGGAGAAGAAGGTGAGCTACCATCTCCCAATTGCCAGCGTCATGTGCGACTGTCTCATAGTCCTCACGGCTGCGAGTTTGATCAATGTGCGGTCGTTTGAAGCTGAGCTGGGGTCCCTGGGACTTGATCCCCATCGCATCCTGGTGGACCCTCGCGCATCCATTATCCACGAGCACCACATCGGACTGGAAGAGGACGGCGGGCTTTCCGACATCGGGTCCACACTCCAGGGAATCGGGGCCTGCCGCCGCTCGAAGATGGAGCGGAAGGGGAGAGGGTATCACACTCTAGCGGGCTACATCCCCGACGTGTTCAAGGCGATGGGGGTGAGGGTTATGACCTCCCCCTCCTCAATCCTGGTGAACTCCCTGTTGGACAAGGGGGCCATGGTCCTATGCGAATCGACTCAGGGGTTCGACCTCGACCTGGAGCACGGAATCGATCCCGTGTATTGTACGTCAAAGATGGTCAACCCGTCGATGATCGCGGCTGAAGCTGGGGTTGCCCCGCAACTCGTGGGAGATACGTTCGCCGTCCTGCGCCCTTACCCGATACGCGTGAACAATCGGACCGGAACGAGCGGCCCGTATGCCGAAGCCCGCGAGATTACCTGGGATGACGTTCGCTCCCGATGCGGCTGCCCGGAACCCCTGGAGGAGCTGACGACTACCACAAAGCTCCCGCGTCGCGTCTTTGAGTTTTCCTGGGAACGCTTCCAGCACATGATCCGCGTCTGTCGCCCTACCTACCTCGCGCTCCAGTTCGCCAATTACCTCGACTGGTCCTGCTTTGAGACTTCCGCCGGACCGGACCAGCCTTTAGCCTTCCCCCCTGCCGTCTCCCTCTTCATTCAGCGGCTGGAGACCTCCGGGGTCCCCGTCTCTTTCGTCGGAACCGGACCTGGCCACGAACACATGATCTGGCGGACCAATGCCCGCGAGCTAATGGAAAGGAGGCGTAATGGGTACTGATCTCCC